AAAATACTTACGAAGTATTTATGAGTCCTGGCGCAGTCTACCGCCAGGATCGGGAGCGATATTTAATGAGCGGCTGATGAGTACCATTATTAAGGGCAACAAAAACTATGATTTATATCTGCGTGCTGGCCTTGACATGAAATCCATTATGCAAAGTCAGCCTGAGTACATGGCACGTATTCCGGGCTTAGGAGCAATCAATAAGTGGTCGCATGAAATGGGGGTTCGAGGCTGGAACGCTTTGCTAGCGTTACGTTTCAGGCTGATGGATGACCAGTTTAAATTTTATGAAAAGCCTGGCATGACAAACGCTGAACGATTGGAACTGGCTAAATCATTGGCGCCGGGCGCCAATCATGCGACCGGTTCAGCTAGAATACCAATCGCTCCAAAATATGCAGGTGCGCCTGGCCATCTTCTGTTTGGTCCAAAACTATTGGCCTCAAAACTGGCTAGCCTGACAACGGACCCGGCTAAGGCTCTCTCAATAGCTGCGAAAGCAGCGGTAGGCAAAGCTACTTATGCTGAGCGAGCCGGACTTTATTCAGCTTTAAGCGGATCAACTCAATGGATCATCGGCACCTTAGGTACGCTGGCGCTCAATACGGCATATAATCAGTTTAAGGGGGGGGCAAAAGTGAATATGTTCGATGATCCAACCCGTAGCGATTGGTTGAAATATAAAGTCGGCGGCATGGAATTTGAGGCGCCTGGCTTGTTACCCGAAATCCGGGAGGTTGGCAAGCAGATCGCCATCCAATTGATGAACCCTAAAACGATCAAAGATCATTTTTACGGACAGACGACCAAAGGAGGCGCATTTTGGAAAGCGTTCTGGGACGATTGGCTTAAATACAAACTGCATCCTTCGATCACAACGGCACTGGATCTTAAAGCGGGATTGAGCGGTGAAAACGTTCCGCCTTGGTATGCGGGTGCGGATAAAAAAATGGACTGGTTAAAATACGGTCTATCGAAAACACCTATTTCAAGTTCTGGTATGCTTGGCTATTTTTATGATCAACTTAAAAAGGGTGGCTTAACCGATAATCAAGCAAGCACAATTATTCATGGGGCAATCATGTTCGGATTAGGAATGCACGGGATACCAATCAGGGAGGAGACGGCAAAAGAGACCAAAAAACAACAGCACCGAGCGCACGTGGCAGCTCAATTGCGGGCGCGCTAATTAAGGGTCCCATTCTTCATAGTCGGGGCCATCGGGTTCATAGTCTTCAGCTTTCATCGCATCAAGGTCTTCTTGCTGCTCTTCAATCTCTCTCACGATTCTTTGATCCAATTGCCCTTGGAGCTTATCAATTCGACCCTGAATCGCTTCTTCTTGCAGCTCCCTTTCGCTTTTTGGCTGCAAACCCCTAAATTGCTGTATCGCCCCAAATACCCCTAACCCCACAAATGGTGCGCATGTCGCTATCATCAATATTAACAACATTCGTTTCATTGTAATTGCTCCAGCAGATCAGCGACAGCAGCCTGTTCGGTTGCGCCCCAGCCAACTGGACAGCCAGGCTCGTAGGTGTCATCGTCGTAAGCGCACCAATCAAAATCCCGGCTGGGCACCGGCGGAAATTCAAAGCTAGTTCTAATCTTCATTTTCAAAAGGGCGTTCATTGATGCTTCTGCTTATATTCCTGCCGCAACTCGATGATTTCCTTCTCCGTAAGGATAGGATCATCGCCGAGGGGAGGTCTTGAAGGAACTACAACATGTTCGTAAACGGGTGGTTCGGGATTCAATTGGTTCTGAATCTCAGCCAATTGCGCCTTAACCTCATCCAACTCATTTTTGATATCGCTCAATTGATCGGCGAAGGCCATGGTCGGGAGCAGTGATAGAAGAATGATTAAATGTCTCATACTCCATACTATCGACAAATACGGAGAAGACTTAAATCATGGATCTACCCAGCATGGGTAAGCGATCCCTGGCGGCTGCCCGTAAAACCAGAGATGGTCCCCGATTACGTAAGCGTCCCCGGGGCGTCCTTCCACAGGAAGCTGAGCAGTGGACGCCAGCCGACCCAAAACCTTAACCGGAAAACTCCAGTTCTGGCTCCAATGAATCCGCCAGATCTCCCCAGTAGCCGGTACGCGGATGGCACGCGGCGCCACCACCGGCGGTGCGGGGGTTGGAGCCGTCGGAAGAGCTTTAGTTCGGGCGCGTTCTGCCTCTACCCGGCGCCATAAGGCGACCGTGCCGACGTTGACCGCGCTGACGAGGACCGCGGCGGCAATCAGTAAAAAAACTATCCTGCCATAAGGCACCGGCATCTTGACAGGGCGTGCCAGTATCCGCGGACGCTTGGGCGGTGGAGTGAGCTCTGCGCGCGCCTCGGGCGGCAACTCACAATCGAAATCGTTAATTGAAAAGCGCTTCCGTGCCGTAAAGTCCGGGGTTGGTTCTTTATTCATTTTTTTCTAGTCGCCATCCAATTGCGGGCGATCTGGATCGCTTCTTCAGCGGTTTGGGGGATTGCTACGATAAAGCCTTGCGCAGTAAGTCGCTCGATCATTGTTTCCTGTTCAGACGAAAGTTTGCCGCCCAGCACCTTGAACTCCAAAAAGAGGGTTTTCCCCTTATGAAAAACTTCGTAATCCGGCCATCCAACCGTACCGCATGTGCGTTTGTCCATGCGATCGGATCGGGCAACTAGGTCAAAGCGGTGCAAGTGCAGCCAGGTCGAGAAGATCCGATGCTCCTGTTTCTCGCTGCGCTTGCGGCCATCGGCTTGCGCTTCCTCGGCGCTCGGCTGGTGGATCGCTTTGCGGTCCTCTGGGCTCATTAAACGCAGGAGACGTTCGGGCAGGATCACAGGCGGTCTCGGTTGTGGCGTTCGACGTATTCCGCGTATCTGGCTAGATCCCGACGGAATTGCATATTGCGCCGGTGAAATCTGCCAGTCTCGCCGGCTAACCAGAACGTCCAGAGCAGTAACAAAACCGGCCAGAGAATTAAGAGCCAAAATACGATGTCATTCATAAAGAGAGGGGAATGGCTCGCTCTTCGGGTATGGGTTTCTCCAAATAATTGGCTCGCTCCTTGATATTGGTTTTCTCCTCAGTCCTGGCTCGCTCATCTGAAATGGGTGCCTCGCGCAAAATGGCTCGCTCGCACGCGATGGGTTTCTCCCTTCAAATGGCTCGCTCCAACCAGTTGGGTTTCTCGCCGACCAGGGCTCGCTCCCCGCAGATGGGGTTCTCCTTGTCTTGGGCTCGCTCACCTCCTTTGGGTTTCTCGCCCGAAATGGCTCGCTCCCCGTGTCGGGTTGTCTTCTGCTTTGTGGCTCGCTCCATGCACTTGGATTTCTCGTTGGCTCTGGCTCGCTCCCCCTTAATGGATTTCTCTCCACGATTGGCTCGCTCTAGGTGTATGGATTTCTCTTCAAGGATGGCTCGCTCTTGTACCGTGGTTGTCTTCTGCATTTTGGCTCGCTCCTGCGCATTGGTTTTCTCTTTCTACTTGGCTCGCTCCCGTACCATGGGTTTCTCACTTCATACGGCTCGCTCTGGTGGAATGGGTTTCTCATTCCTTTTGGCTCGCTCAAAACCTTTGGGTTTCTCACGCATCTTAGCTCGCTCATGCACCATGGGTTTGTCCGGTACTTTGGCTCGCTCTCACGCAATGGGTTTCTCCCTTCATATGGCTCGCTCATTCGGTTGGGTTGTCTTCAGCTTTTTGGCTCGCTCACGCACTGAGGGTTTCTCTTCACACATGGCTCGCTCCGGCCGCATGGGTTGCTCGTTCCGAGTGGCTCGCTCTGCGTCAATGGTTGACTCTGGAACCTGGGCTCGCTCGTAAGCAATGGGGTTTCTCCGTCCTCATGGCTCGCTCCTCGCCAATGGGTTTCTCCAACGAGGTGGCTCGCTCCGCCATTATGGGTTTCTCCGCTCTACTGGCTCGCTCTTACGCGATGGCTTTCTCCGCGACCATGGCTCGCTCCGCTTCCATGGTTGTCTCATCGAACCTGGCTCGCTCCGGCCCCTTGGGTTTCTCAACACGTATGGCTCGCTCTGGCAGTTTGGTTATCTCTTCATTATTGGCTCGCTCCGCCTGTATGGTTGTCTTTTACGTGATGGCTAACTCGGTTCGATAATCCCGCTATGATTAAGAATCGTCTCGGCATACGGACGGCTTATCTCCAGCCCGCGCGCCTCGCGCGCTTTAACATAGTAGTGGCTCAAAAAGAGCTTCACCGTCCGGCGCTTCGCCCGCGCATGGAGGTGCCCGTCGCTGAGCATCCCGCCTTGCAAGCGTTTGCGGGTAGCCGTATCGTCTCTGAATTTCTTATTCGCCAGCTCCTTTGCCGCCGCCTCTTTGTAAAAGCCCTCTTCATTGCGCTTGATCTCCTGGGCCTTGAAATCGGCGTACAAGTGTCCATAGGTGGCGCCCTCTTTGCCGGAGACTTTGACGAATGATTCGCCTAGCTTCCAGCACAGGACCTTGAGCCGGCTATTGTACGGCAATTTCTGGCCTTTGACCCGGCGATCAGATCCCGGCGCCAGCCCAGCAAATTTCCAAATGGAGGAAGGCGTCTGGGCCTTGGCTGGATCGATATGCGCCGCTAGCCCAGCCGCGATAATCGGGCCAATTCCAACCTGGCTATAGCTCCACTTGGCTTCCTCGGGACTGCGGGCGCTCCTAACCCAATTATCCAGCTTGGAAGCGATGACGCTTTCGCCTAACTTTAGCCAAAAAGCAAACCAGCTTTTCAGCGGACCGACCCCTTCCGTTCTTACTTTGTTTGCGTGTTGTATGCGTAAACGTTGACAATCGTAGAAAATCTCAACGTAATCAGCGACATCGTTAGTTTCGACCTCGTACGCCTTGAGAATTTTATCGATTAGGATGTTGCGCGTCTCGCGGTTAAGCTCGGCCAAAAGCTCTTTGGCAATCGCGTCTTGCGCCGACAATTCATCAATTTGCGCTGCTGGCTCGTTTCCAGTTTTATGCATCTTTAGTTTTCCATGAGCGCTGTCGTGGTCGGTTTGCCCTTTACCCGTTTGAGGCTAGCGCCGTTTTGTTTCTCCGTAATTAGCCCGTCAAGGATCTGGCCAAAGCGTTCTTTCAGCTCGGGGCCTTTAAGCCCTAGCTTTTTGCCAAGCGCTTTTTCCAGATCGCCTAACCGATAATTAGCCGCCCCGCGGATATCGTCGATTTCCAGATATTCGCCTAACCGCGCCCGCGCAGTTTCCCAATCCTTAACCTCGCGCCGGACAATTCCCGGCACCATCGCGTAGCCCGGCAAATCAAAGGCTGGGTCAGCGCTCAAGCTCGCGGCGTAATATTCCCGAATCGAATCCAGGCGTTTCTGGAGCACCTCAACCTGGTCAAGCAATTCCGCGCCACGAGCGCCGTCGGGCAACGCCTCGACTTCCGCCATTCTGGGAACCAGTTGCCGAACCGCCGGGCAAATATTAATCGCCGGGCAAAATCGGCAGGCTTCCGGGCTCGGAGAGAGTTGCGCATTTGGCGCATTGATCGCCCGCAGGGTTGCCATAATCTCGTCCCATGCTCGCGCCAGTTCAGGCTTGCCAAAGCGCGCCTCGCTCACCCCGAACGGCCCGCTAATCACTTGCACGATAACCTCGCGCAACGTATTGGGCATATGCAAGGCCACCAGCACCGCCAACGCTATCATCTGGGCGTTCTGCTCAGCCGCATCAGGCTCAGACCACCCGGTTTTAAAATCCTGCACCAACGCAACCGAAGCGGTGTATACCACCCGATCAAAACGCCCGCTCATCGCTTTTCGCCCTGCCACGTTGAGCCAAAGCCGTTTCTCGTGCAGTTGCTGGGTTATGGCATCGCCAAAGATCCGTTCAGCCTGTTCCTGCGCGCGCTCCTGAAGTAAATCCGCAGTTTTCTGTTCCTCTTCACCGAGCTGGATTTCGTGGCCGTCTTCATCAAGTTCCCCGGCTAAGTACGCGTGAATGCGTTGACCGCTCCGAGCGGCCGGTGAATCTTGGTGCGCCAATTGGCCGAGCCGCCTGGCTTCGCCCTCGAGCTGGAATGACCTATCACAAAGCTCATATCTCTTCCACGAAGACGCCGAGGGTAAATTATGTCGGTCGTTATCTGTGTTCATTTCTTTTGTACCTCGGCAGTGATGCGTTTAGCTAGGAGCTGCATGAAATCCTGAAACAGATCCGGCCTGACTTTTGCCAGCACCATCAGCCTCCAAGTCAGCTCGCGGTTGGTTATGCTGTCCCAGTTTCTAACGGTTGGCACCCTTGAGTTCATGCTCATATTGCTTTATCCGACTCCGTAAAGCCGGCGCCAGGCGCACGGTCTATGGGCTCGATGCTCATGATCAGTAACCGAATGGCGCGCTCGGCAAATTCGGACTTCGTAACGGCAAGTTTTGCCGCTCCGTCATAGAGTGCTCGCTCGATTTCTAGGGAGACTCTCAGGGTCAGGCGGACCTTTCCCATAGCTAGCTCTTCGTAGTCCATGCTAGGTTTCGACCCCGTAAACCCGGCGCCAGCCTTGTAAAATTTCCATTGGCGAATGTTCCCGATCGCACGGATAAAAGATCCGGCCTTGCTCATCGTGCGGCCAGTGGCGGCTTTGATCCAAAAACTCAAATCCCCCAGTAATTTCAAAGGTAAGGTGGCAGACCGGGCAGCAGCATTTAGTAGGCGGGATATCTGGTATCATATTCCTACCTTTTGCCGATGCATCTTTTCTCGGTGACATTTAAAACAGAGCCATAGGACTTCGAGCGGTTGTGAGTAATCATGGTGATGAGCTTGGCTTTCTAGAGATCCGCAAATTTCACATGGTTATATGGCGGCACGTAATGCAACATTTTGTTATCATGTTAGAAGGGAATGTCCTCAGGCGCGGCGTCTAGCTCAGGGTCACGCGGTTTGCCCGCCCGACGCTCAGCTTGCCCTTGCCCCGCGGCGACCTCTTGCTTGCTAAAATTCTGGCGCGGACCTTCGGCGGCTGGTCCAACTTCTTTTGGCCGGTAAAAGCGATCAACCGCGTTAACCTCTTTGCCCGCCAGCGCCCCGAGCGCAGCAATCTCGACCTTCAGCCGGCAGCGCCCGCGTGCGCCGTGCAGCCTGCGCCAATCAGGTTCTTCCCCAATTCTGGGCAGACGGTTGCAACTGGCCAGGAACTCGGCAATCCCGTCGCGTTGCTCGCCATTTTTGTCCACGCCGCACCAGGGATGCGCCCAAACTGTGGCGCCAGTTGACCCCACGCTTAGGCGCACCTTCAGCACTTCATTACCATTTTTGGAGGTGTAAGGCTCGTGTGCTTCGGAGACCACATAGTTGTAATCGCCCGCCGGCAACGCGCCAAACACGCGCTCTTCCGGGGTACCCTTGTATCGGTAGTTGCTCATAGATTTATTTTTCGTAAAAATCATTGATCGCCGCCGCTAAAGCTTCCCATTCAAAGGGCATCGGGTTTTCCAGGTGGTAGCGATTTTTAGCCTCATAACCTGTCCCTGGCGCCGTCCATAAAAGCCGATCGCCAGAAGTAATCCCCCTACCCTTGCGTGCCTTGGTCGTATCCTTGGCGACATTCAGGTCGAGGTTAGCAAACAAAATCAGGTCAACCATCTGGCGGATAATTTCGGCCGATCGATCGTGGATCTTGATCTTGTGCAAATCATAGGCCGCGCCTTGCATTGGATCATTGATCGTCTTGAGATGGGAATGGGCGAGCAGAATCACATTAAAGCGTTCGCTCATATCGCTGAGCTTTTGCAGTAACCCGGTCCAGATTTCCCGGCTGCGGGTAAAACCCTTTCCGTATCCGCCCCCGTAATCCTCTACACTTTTAACCTTGCCTTCGGCGCAAACGCGCTGCCAGACGAGAATCTCGGTCGCATCAAGGGTATCAAGGACGATGGTTTTAAAATCGTGCGGCTCCTTATCTAAAGCATCGATCTGGGCATAAAGGTCGCTGAATGACCGGGGAATAGGCAGTTTACTCACCGTAATTTGGTCGAGCCCGCGTTCTGTCTGCACGAAAATAGGATCGGGCGCGCTTGAGGCAAAGGTGCTCTTGCCTATTCCAGGCGGCCCATAGACAACCGCATAGACCGGCCGGCGCCGCTTGCGGGTGGTGACGCTCGCTAAGATTGCGTTTTTCTTGGGCTTTACTTCATCGGCGATAGCGGCCCGGTCCACGAACGGGTTAAGTTCCAAGGTTTCCGTGTTAGTTGATTCCATATTATTCCTTACTATCGACCGGGAGAGGGGGCGACTTTAGTTTTTTCTTGGGACTCGCGGCTTGTCTTTTCCCGATTTCCCGGCACAGCAGCCACACAATATGTCCGCTGCGGCTGCGACCGGCCAATTCCGCATCCCGATCGAGCATCTCGACGAAGCCAAAAGGCGCGCTGAAACTTAACGTCTCAGTGGTGCGCACCTGTCCAGCATGATATTTGGGCTTGGGCATAAAAGTTATTCACCAGGTTATTCACAAGTATTCGACACTATTGTTCCATAATGAAAAGAAAAGCAAGTTTTATTTTTGACGGGGGTGAGCAAGGAGGCTTAAACTCCGCTTCCCATGGACCAACTTCCATCCCCCGCTCTGGACTGGAACGCCGAATACAATTTCTATCGCAAAATCATCCTCGACGAAGTTGAACGCTTGCGCTGGAACGATGGCTTGGAACCCATCGACGTTGATCTTTACGAGGTCAAAAAGACGAGGCTGAGCGATCCGGACCTGATCGGCACCTGCCGGCTCGGACATCAGAACTTTGTTGCCATCGCCTTTAAAACCTTTGACTCTAAAGGAAAGAAAATTTTACGTCTCCAACTCCGGGCTCAGCCACAATAAAACCCTTCAAAAGTGAGACATGGACCGTTTCGGACGCACGCATTTCAACTACGTTGAGGCTCTCGAAACAGCCAAAGATCAGGCCAGACCCAAGCGCCAGCTTTCCGGCGCCTCGATCCTGCGTTATGCCGAACGTGATATTGACCATTCAGTTAATTTGCTGGGCAATCGCTGGCTCTCGACTTTGACCGGCGGCTTTGTCGTCGCCCCTAGCGGTCACGGCAAAAGTTCCTTGATCATGCAGATGGCCGCTTGCTGGAGCTGCGGTAAAATCTGCTGCGCCATTAAACCCTCGCGCCCCTTACGCATCTTTATCGCCCAAGCTGAAGATGATCATAACGATGTCACCGAGATGGCCCAGATGCTGCACCGCCTTCGCTTTAATGCCCAGGAACTCCGCTTAGTCGATCGCAATACCCATGTCGAATGGCTCAACGATTGCACGGGAAATAATTTCTTCGAGGCCATGGATGAACTTTTAACCGACTGGCACGCCGACCTGCTCTTTATCAATCCTTATACCGCTTTCCAATCCGAAGATATTCAGGACACCGAGGCAAACGCCAATTTCTTGCGCGTAAAGCTCTCCAAACTTCTGGCTAAACATCGTCTCGGCTCTTTAATCGTCCATCATACCGGCAAAACCCAGTTCCAGAAAAAGAAGGATTTCGCCTGGTACGATTGGATGTATGACATGGCCGGAGGCGCCGTCCTGACTAATTGGGCCCGCGCCGTCCTGATCATCGCTCCATCAACCG